ATTTCAGATCGAACAATGCGTTCCTATTTCGAGGATCAGGAGTTTTGTCAACGGTACCGCGAAGCGTTCGCCGGAGTGGTACAGGACGCGACCCGAAGGGCACAGCAGCTCCTAGAGCCTGCATTGTCCACCTTGCAGACGGTCATGGAGGACGAGGAGATACCGGCGCAGGCCAGAGTAAACGCGGCGAAGATCGCCCTTGATTATGCCGTGCGCCTGACCGACCAGAATGACCTTGCAGAGCGCCTTGCGGCGTTGGAGGAGATGCGGCAGTGATAACACGGGACAAGCTGGAACAGCGCATAGCGGCCCTTGAAATGGCAGAGAAGCAACGCCGGGACAGCATGACCACCACCGCAGCGGTTACGGACTACATAGCCCCGTGTTACCTGCCCCTGCACGAGGATATCAAGGCGGAAAAGCACAGGTTTTACAATCTTCCCGGCGGGCGCGGCTCCTGCAAAAGCTCCTTCGTGTCGCTGGAGATTGTGGCAGGCGTGCAAAGCGACCCCACAGGACAGAGCAACGCCATTGTATTTCGACGCACCGCAAACACCATGCGCGATAGTGTGTTTTCTCAAATCGCGTGGGCCATTGACATGCTGGGTACGTCCCACCTGTGGAAGGCCACCGTCTCGCCAATGGTATACGAGTACCGGTCAACCGGCGCACAGATCCTTTTTCGAGGTTTGGACGATGCCAGCAAGCTGAAATCCATCAAGCCCCGGCACGGTGTGTTCCGTTACGTCTGGTTCGAGGAATTTTCTGAGCTGCCCGGCCCGCGCTTTGCCCGAAATGTCCTACAATCTGTCGTGCGTGGGCAAGGCACAAGGCCGCAGATATTCCGCAGCTTCAACCCGCCGATCAGCTTGAGCAACTGGGCCAATCAGTTCGTTGCGGAGCCAGACGGGCAGGCGCTCACATTCCACACCGATTTTACCATGATCCCTGCTGACTGGCTGGGCGAAGCTTTCATACTGGAGGCCGAGCGTCTGAAAGCCGTGAACGAGCGGGCGTATCAGCACGAGTATCTGGGTATTGCCACCGGCACCGGTGCGGAGGTGTTCCCTACATTGGAGCTACGGGAGATCACACGGGAGGAAATCCAGCAGGAGATTTGCAAGCGGAACGCCGACAACGGCAAACGTGGTGGGAGGCCCCGCAAAAGGTAAAACCCACTGGAAACCCACTGGGTTGCGACTGGAAACCCAGTGGAAAGCAAACTATAAACCCGAAACCTTAAGCTTCAAGCCCTAACTTATAAATTATAAAAGGGTGTGTGCGGCGACACGCCGCCCTTATAAGGGAGCGGAGCAAGCTCCGCCCTGACACCAAAAGGAGTTGATACAGTGATCTTCGATTTTGACAAATTTGCCAATATCACCGCAAGAGTTTTTCCAGACGATGTGGGATACAGCTTGGGGGATGCACTGAGCGTGTTCAAGTACTACTTTGAGAGGTACGAGGAGCACACCGGGCACCCGCACCCGCCCATCCGGGCCGACCAGATCGTGCGGATCATCCGGGCAATGCCGTGGCTTTGTGAGACGAGTAAGTTTAGTTCCTGCGTAGAACTTGAACCTTTTTGCTACCCACCTCTGATCGACAAGCATTTTGCGACCAAGTACCGGAACTGCGACTATAACATCAACCATTTTTTCAGCGGTAAAATCCGCGAATTGAGATTCTACGAGGAACTATATTGAAAGGAGATATACCATGCCCTATTATCACATCTGCTCCACCTGTGGTGCAACACTTGACCCCGGCGAGAAATGCGACTGCTATCCGCATGAAGCGCTGATGGCCGATGTTCTGACGTTGACGCCAGATGAAAGGCGGATGCTGCTGGAATATATAGATACGATGATTGCACAAAGAAAAGCCCCCTGTGTCCTCGCCGACCAAAGCACGACACAGAGAGCCTGACCACCACCCACAAAGGGAGGTTGGTATGCTTATTGTACCAGCCTCCCGACGATAAAACAAGGAGGAAATATGAGTTATTCGTCTGAGGTTGCCGTGCAGAAGGAAATACCGCACAGCATGATGCAGGATGATATCGAGACTTTGCGTAAACGGATTCT